TCACATGTCCCTCGTGGTGGCTGGAACCTTGGTCTGCGTCTCATATGGCTGAGACTCGGGGAAGGTGCCAAGCGAACGGGTCTGGCGTTGAATGACAGAGCCATTCATGCCGCCCAAGGTGCCCTGCCCCTGCACCGCCATCTGCGGTTGCTGCTGCTGCATTGCCTGATCGCTGCGCTGCCGGTACGGGTTGTAGACCGGCCCGTGACGCGCGAGCGTGCGGCACTCGGGCTGGCTTATGTCGTATGAAGTGCCCTGTTCCGTGACGCACGTGCAGGAACCTTCCGAGCGGTTGCCGAGGCCATCGAGACCGGGGCCGGATGACATACACACCAGCAGCGGATCGCTGACCGCAGGACGTTCGTCGAACACCGGCGCAGTCCAGGGCATCGTGGCGATGCGCGGAAGGTGATCCTTGGCGTACTCACTCGCCGACTGCCAGCGCGGTTCGCTTTTCTGTGGTGCGCCGAACCCCTGCGGGGACCGGCCAGCATCCGCTGTTGCGGATTGCTGGCCAGCCCCCGCACCGATGGAGGCGTTTCCGTCTTCATCGAGGCGCGTCCATGCAGCCCACGCGAGGTAGATAGCCACGACGACGATGACGGGCAACGCGATGAGCTTGAGCGGGAGCTTGGCCTTGATGGTGTGCACTTCGGCCGACTTGTAGCTGCCGAAACTGGCCGACGGAAGAAGGCGCGTAGTGCGCTGGGCAAGCTCACGTTTTCCGGACGATTTAATGTCCTCCTGCAACTCGCCCCAGCGAAAAACGTCAATGAACTTGGTGCCAAATCGGCGCACCACGTGAGAGTGCGATCCGATGAGGCCACGCACGAACGGATACAGCTGATTGGGCTGCTGAAGCGTCCATACGAAGTCAAGGCCGCGATGGCGATGCTCTGCCAAGTCGAGTACGTGCTTAGGGGTGGCCTGCTTAGTTGCATCGTGCAGATGGCCGAACCACTTCCATGCCTCATCGACAAAAATGAGCGAGCCATCGGGCACGATGTAGTTGCCTTCGGCGTCCTTGGCGTTCCACTCGCGGGCGTCATCAAGCGCTGTGGCAAGTCCCGGCTGCAACCCGTCGATACCGGAAGCGAACAACGGGCGTGTGCCGTCCTTCGATTCCTTCAATAGGCGCTCCATCATGAGCGCGGTTTTGCCGTTGCCGGGCTGGCCGGTAAAGATCTCGATAGGCACGTTAGGTCCTCCGGACCAGCACGGCGCGTGCGGCATTGACGCCGAACTTCGTCACGACTGCCGAAGCGATCATGGTGCAGGCCTGATCGAACTTCATCATGCCCGCGTAAGCAATGAGTACGGCGCCCCACTGGCCGCCCGGGGCGCCGCCGCCGATATTGGACTGCATGTTGTCAATCCATGGCTGGACGGCGAACTCGTGCGTTGCCCAGGCGATGCCAAGCCACGCCATTGCGGTAACGATCCAAGTGCCGATCTGAGAACGAAAGATCGCTGCGAGGCCGGAGAGCAGCGAGGCGATGAAAAGTGGCATCAGGAGTCCTTAGAGGCAACGATCCGTAGGGAGCCGAGGGCGGCGAGGCCCATCACGAAAAATGAGCCGAGGGACAGCCAGTTGCATATCGGGGTGGCGTCGATTTGGATACTGGTGCCCATGAAGCTGACAGCAGGAATGGCCGGGCAAGAACCGCTCCATCCGTAACCCGCCGTGTCGGGTTTAGTGGGTTGGCCGGAGCTGGTGACCCATGCATCCGAACCGGGCAACGTACCGGGATTGACGCTGCCGCCGGTACCAGTCAGAGCGTTGCGAATAGCAGCTAGGTCACCGCCATCACCAGAGCCGCCAGAGGCCTTTTCTAGTGCGCACGCGGTGCGCCACTGCATCAGGAGCGATGAGTACTCCATGGCGTCGCACTTGTCGCCGGTGCAGATAGGCGGTGTGTTGCACTGGCCGCCCGCGATGTTGCGGTTCCTACGGGTGTTGCAATCAATACGCCACTGGATACGTGCTTGACCGCAGAGGATAGCGGACCCACTGCACGATGGAGGGGTTTTGCAGTCGTCGCCACCGGAAAAGGAATCAGGCTCTTTTTCGCCCGGCTCGCCGCTTTCCTCATCGGGTTGGCCGTCGCCGTCAGAGTCCTTTTTGCAAGTGCCATCCTTGCCGCGAGCCTCGCCCTGGGCACACTGCCCCTCACCGGGAAGGCACTTTCCGTCAGGAGACTTGATGTTGCCTGCGGGGCACTCGCTCTCTTTGGTTTTGCAGGTGCCGTCCTGCTGAAGAACCTTGCCATCGGGGCACGGTTCGGGCTCGCATTTGCCGAGTGAGTTGGCCTTGCTGTTGCCAGGGCACTTGCCTTCGGGCGGCTCGCAGACCTTTAACAAGGAGTTCCAATAAAATCCATCGCCCATGTGCTCGCAATTTGACTTCTCGTTATCCGGACACCTATCACCGGTGGCCGACCAAGTCATCATGGAATCTGCATTCCTCTGCCAAATACCGTCGCATCCGTTACGGCACCCAATGCTGCCATTTCTGGCGCTACCTCCAGACGACCACGGACCGGGTCCAGTGTAAGACGGTTCGGCGGAGCAGCCCTTAGTGAAATAGTACGTGGTGTATGATCCGGCGACCCAAACACTGTAAGTATTCTGGTACTCAAACCTCGACGTAATGCTATGGG